CCCGATTTCATTTGTACAGCCTCCAGTTGAAGGTCTGCGCTACATGGGCGAAACGTGGGAAATGCTGATTAAAAAAGCCGAGCAAAGCATCTATCAATTATTCAATGAGGGCGTTCAAAGCGGTGATGCAAAAGAAGTAGATAGAGAGGGTAAATACACCCTAATTAAAATGATTTCCGACCACATGTTTAAACACATCATTTGGAATCATTTATGGCTATTGATACGGCTTCGTAACATCGTCAATCCTGAAATGCCTATCGTTGTTGCGCCTCAATCCTTCATGATACGCAACGAAGGAAGCTTGATTGATGAATTAAAAGCATTGAACGAAGCAAACGCACCAATACAGGTAAAGATTCGGGCACAGCGTGAGTTAGTCAAGAAACGATATTCAGGTGAAGCCGAAGCCGAGCGGATGCTGGATGCCGTTATTTTGTTTGACTCTCTTTACGGTCAATCAATGGCAGATATTCAAAGTGCCAATATGATGGGCGCAGTCAATGAAGTCGATATACAGCGTCACCTCATGGCAGACAGCATCGTTTACAAACTCATAAGCCGTAACGGTGCTGAGTGGCTCACGAAATCAGACGATGCATTACTTGCCGATATGAATGCAGAATTTGCCTTAGTTGCAAAGCCAACACGAACTGAAATAATTATACCTGAGTAGTTGTTATGTCACCCGAAGATAAAATCGAGAAGATATTAGACGATACACTCGCACAGGTTCAATTCGGGTCTGACGATGCCACTAAGAAGATGGTGACGGCATTATCTTCTTACATTAGTACATTTCCCAATGCCGATGGTAAATTCATCATGGAGGGCAGTGCAGAATACTTGCAGAGAATTAATGTAATTCTTGCCGAAGCGATTAATAACAGCAAATATCCAAGTGCCGTTGCTCAGTGCGTTCGTAGCATTGAAGAAATTACCGAACTATCTCAGCAAGTATTAACCAATTACAATCCAAAAGTAAAAATTGACTTTGACCGATTGGGCGTGAGTCAAATTAGAACGGCTCAAATTGAAACGATTGTCAATAACATGACAGGCGATTCACTGACTGCCGAAATACGCCAGCCGATTCGTGAAGCATTGCAACGTAATGTGTTTGCAGGTTCAAAACTTACTGACACCCGTAATTACATATCCGATTTCCTAACGAAACAAGAGGGGCAGAAATATGCACGCCTGACCCGCTACGCTATGACGTGGGCGCAGGATGGCATACTTCAATATGATGGTCAAATCTATGACCAATTCAGGACAACATACGGCACGAATTATATCATGTATATTGGTTCGCTGATTGGCGATTCAAGACCGCAGTGTATTCGGTGGGTGTCGAAATTTGATGGTAAAATACCAGTCGCTCAATTGCAAGCCGAAATAAAGTGGGCATTTACAAATGGTTCAGGAATGAATCTCGCAACAACTACATCTTCGTTCTGCACCTATCGTGGCGGGTATAGATGTAGGCATAAAGCGATTCCCGTATTTGAGCCTGACGACAATGAATAAACTTCCATTAATTATAGTACAAACAAGATGTTACAAATTCTTCCTTTTTTTAAATTAAAACGCTCCATAATTTGGGTGCTGTTTGGTTTGTTGGGTTATGCAAACGTATCGGCTCAATCTCGTGATACGGTTTATATTACGAGCACAAACGCACTCGTTCAATTGCAGTGGCGAACCAATGTAAAGAATATACTAATTACAAACATCAATTGTGATACACTTGTCGCATACGGTCAAGGCACGCAGATAATAATTAAAGACATTCAATCCGAAGTACAGCGGTTTAATATTGCCAATTTCATATTTAAAATCAATGGCAGTGTCGTGTCAGGCTCAAATAGTATTTATACAACAATTAACAATCTAAATTCAGGCACACTAAATAAGGTTGAATTGATTAGAACAATCAAAGTTGTATCGGTTCTGCCCGCATCACTCGAAGCCAATACGCAGTACGTCGTAGGCGATACGAATTTTATAAATATAACAGGGCTATTGGGCAACGATGCTAAATTATGGCAGGTTGTAATCAATGGTGTTGCAATCGGCACATCTACGGCAGATATACGCCTTGTCATGCTATTTAACAATATAACGACAGCAGGTGCATACACATCTACCAATTCGCAAATTACGCAAGCAGGTGCGCTAAGTGCACAAAATGTAAATACATCATTCTTTACAGGAATTGTATCTACTATCAACACACTTGCACCCGTTGTGTTTAGTTCAAACATCAACATTAGCCCTTGCGTGGTGGCTTCAAATGTATTTAGGCAAGTCAATGCAAGTGGGGCGTACGCACGAAGCGCAAGCATCTACGGGCATACCTCATCAGGTGGATTTTGGCGTGATGCAACAAGTCAAATTACATCAATTCAGATTACAACGAGTTCACCCTCTACTACAAGATTCACGACAGGTACGGAAATTCAACTATTGCAACTCAATAAATAAATATGATACAAATCGGACACTATTACCGCTCTGAAACTCCACAGGGAATCAGAACAATTAAATGCTTGCAGATGGATGCTGACGGCAACCCATACGGCATTTACTCACCAAGCAATTATTTCAATGAGGGAGATGGCGTAGGCATGATTATTCCATTCAATTCTAACACAGCAAGCAATGAGCAAGCAGAATCATGGGAGGAATGGTACAATGGCTAATCACATAAATGGAAGTCCTGACAATTTATGGGAATACCTTGTATCAATCCTATTCAGCATTGGCTCACTCGCATGGGCGCACTTCACTAACACAGATGGGTTATTCTTTAAGATAATTATTGCACCTGCCGTAGCGGGTTCGGTCGGTTATTTTGTCGTAAAATTCTGGAAATGGTTATTGAAGGATAATTCGTAAATTTGTAATAATTCTTAAACACAATAAATATGAAAACACTATTTTCATTCATTCTCATGGCGTTCCTTATGGTTGCTACCATTCAAGTCGAAGCGCAAACCCGTGACACCCTTACCGTGTCGCAAAATGCAAGTACGAAAGTGATTACTATTAAATCACAGAAGTCAGGCTCACTCGTTGTAAATCCATTCGATTACATCGGTGCAGGTAATGTATTGGCGTTCTATTCTACCGTAGGCGCAGATACAATGATTATCATCAGACGTGTGTCGGACAATTCAATTGTAACTCGCTATCGTAAGACTCAATATCATTTGACTACGTATGGAATTACAGCGGTTGGTGCTAATTTCTTAAATGCTTATTTCAATCCACCTAATTTGGCACAGCGCAATGCAACTACAATTCAGCGTGATAGTTTATTCAATTGGGGATTTACGCCAGTCGGTACGGTCATATTCAATACAACCATTGACTCTCCGCAAATTCGTGTAGCATCCACAATCAATTGGAGGTCGTTCTAATATGGCGGATTTACAAGCAGGTCAGGTGCTCATTCAGAATGATGCTACTGGCAAACAAACGGTGGTGGCTGAATCGGTTTATTTAACTTCAATTAAAGGCAAACTCAGCCCATTTCACGGATGGTCGATTGTGCCCCATTTGAACGCAATTGAAACCGAAGCAGAAGCCGAAGTAGTTAAACCTGCTCGTAAACCAAAGAAGCAGGTAGAGGCATAATTCATTTTTAATTTTCATCAGCAACTATATTTATGTCAAAAGCAATTGAGTTCATTAAATCATTAGGCGTTCCAGAGTCGGTTATATCGGCTCTGGAATCTGCCGATGATACCTTCGACGTGTCTGAATCAGTTCAGAGTACCGAAGAGCATTTCGTCAACTTCTATAAAGAGAAGGTAAAAGACGAAATTCACAAAGCGGGTAAAGGTGCAGGCTATGCCGAAGCCACCACAGCCGTAAAGAAGATATTTTCACTAACCGAAGCCGAGATAAAAGACGTCAAAGGCGATTTCAGCAAGGTTCTGGAATTAGCACAAGGCAAATTATCTGACAAGTCGGGCAACAAAGATTTGGTTGAGCAAGTCAATAACTTGAAGCAACAAGTAATTGACTACGAAAACAAGGTGAAGGAGTATGACGAGAATGTTATACCTACGCTTAAAGGGCAGGCTCAAACCGAATTAAAGCAGTTCAAGATTAATCAGGTAATTACATCCGAATTGACGAAGCACAAAATCAACGGTGCGCCTAATTATGTATTGCCGGGCTTTACAAATGATTTCCTCAAGAAATACAAGGTTGATTTGGATGAGAGCAACAACGTAATTCTAACCGACCTAAACGGGGCAAAAGTGTATGACGATAAAAAGAAAGAATTGTCATTAACCGATGCACTTGTATTGGAAGGTAAAACTGCGGGTATATTTGCGGTAAGCAATGCAGATGATAAACCGAATCCAAACCCAGCACCAGCACCTAAAGGCGAACCAAGCAAGCCTATGACCCGTGCTGAGCAAAATATATTGAGAGCAGAACAACACTTAGAGAAACAACGCACGCTATCAGGTAGCAAGAAATAGTATTTTCATTTTAAGTTGGTTTCATGATGCGCCCGTAACGAATTAATTATTTGTTGCGGGTGTTTTATTTTTGTGTATATTTGTGGCGTTACCGCTCGGTAACTTAGGTGGCGACCTTCCGCATTAAGGGCATTATCCCGCCCTCGAATCGGGAAAATTAAAACAAGTATTTTCAAACGCAATAATTATGTCATTTACTGCTATTTGCCCCGCTATAAACGAGCAATTGCTGACTCTTGCAAAAGAGCATGCACCCCAAGTAAAGCGCACACAGAACGGATTTCTGTTGGCTCTGCTTGACCAATACAACACATCATCAGTTGAGGTTACGCCTATCGACAGAGGTGATGGTAAAATTAGAGATGTGCAGGTTATGCGCCAAAAGCGTGCGACAACTGCCGAAGTATCTCAAGGTATTCCAGATTGTATGGAAGGACCATTCAATGAATCTGATAACTACGGAGAAACCTATCGCATTGATGATTCAGTGTACATGGATTTCCAAGTTGAAGATTACAAGGTTCGTGAATTGTGCGAATCTCAAGCCTCTTGGTTCGCCAAAGACGTAAGCAATCGTCTTGATGCATTGTTCACTCAAATGAACACAATCGCATTGAACGATGTAATTACCAAATTCGGTACTTATGCCAATGGTGTAAATTCAGGTACAAACCCAATCGCACTCGACATGGTTGCACCACTTGCAACAGGCGGTATGAATGGTGCAAATTACCAAGGTGAAGTAATCATGAGAAACGCATTGAGCGATGCTCGTGTTGCTGGTATTCCAATGGCAATTGGTGTTGGTGAACTTCGTGAATACGTTGGTATCCGCAATTACTCAACTTCCAACATGCTTGGAATCGACTTGAGTCGTGGCGGTTCATTCGCATATTTCGAAGACCCTGCCGTTGCAACTGCCCTTGGCAACGTGAATCAATTCATCGCACTTGAGGCAGGTGCTTATCAATTCGTGCCCGTAAACTTCTACGTTGGCGAATATGTGAAGCAAACTGAAACGTTCCAAAACAATACAATCGTTGACCCAATCACAGGTTATACCTACGATATGAAGATGGTGTACGACCTTGAGTGTGACATCTGGAAGTGCCGTTTATCTTCTCGCTTCACCAAAATCGAATTGTATGCCGATGGCTACAAGGCAGGTGACCCATTGGCTGGTGTTAATGGTATCTTCAAATTCAACTCTGCTACTTAATATCAAATGATATTAGGCTATCATCACAAATCTGTATCCGCTCGTGTTGCCATGTGCACACGGGCGGTTGCTGATGCATTTGAAGCAAGGTGGGGTTATCATTTATGGTTACTCCCCTTGCCAAATGATGCACAACTCAAAGCCTACGCATTAGGCGGTGGCGAACACGAGAAAGTAAATAAAGCAAGAATCAAATCGGGTTTAAATCCAGTCGGAATTAATTTCAATGTGAAATTAGCCGATAAAGATTGGAAGGGATTGACAACGGGGCACGGCATGATATTTCGTGTCTGTCATAATACAAGCGTTGCATATCCTGAATTTGCCGACCAAGAAATGATTGATTTAGTAGGCGAAATTTGTTCCGAACACGGAAAGTCAGCCGAAGTATTACACAACGAACAATACTCAATATTCTATATCTATGAACCTGCCGAATTGCCTCAGTAAAATTATCGGAAGCCGTAAAGCGGATTGGAATTTACCATCCGATTTTGGGCTTTATATTGAGCAATTGCCAATGGTTTCACAGGCTGAATTAATTTCCATCCGAACGCCTGATTACGGCAATGATGCTGTATTCGTTCAGGACATGATAAACTTTAGTATGAGTAATGTCGTGTCGAATTTATCGCAGTGGTTGATTCAGCAATTTCGCCAAGGTTCGATACTTGACAGGGTCAAGGTGGGCGAATTACCTAAAAGTGGTACAATAGCATACAATTTAGTAAATGCGTCCAACAGAGGCATTAAAATACACAATATCAGGCAAGACACATTCGGCATTATCAATGTCGGTGCAGTTCGATTCTTATGCAATACGAACGGTTCTGTTACATTGACAATAAGCGATAATTTAGGGCAGACCGAAACCTATGTAGAAACGGCAGTCGCAGGACAGGTTGTTGAGTTTCATACTGCATTCAGTTCCGATGGAAATCTAATTACCATCACGACCGATAACACCGCAATTGCAACGGCTAATCTCGAAGTTGCCGAATGTTGTGGAAGGAATTATCGCATGAGTTATCAAAACTTATTTCGAGTGAATGGATATGACGGAACATCAACAGCGGTAAACAACACATTCGGAATCATGGCAGATATTACCTATCAATGCGACCAGAAATTAATTGCCTGCCTATTCCGTAATTCAGTTGCATTTCAGCAGGCGTGTTTATATCGGTTCGGTATAGATTACTGCGACCAAATTGCAACTACCACACGAAAGAATCCATTAACGATTCACCGCACGGCAGAAGATATAGATTTGCAACGTGCTAAATTTGAAACGCAATTAAATCAAAATCTTGAAATGATACGAGTCGAGGCACAGCGTATGTTACGCAATCCAAAGACTCCATGTATAAGTTGTAATGGGACGAGATACGTACAATAAAAAGATATAATTATGGGATGTTCATCATGCGGTAGTGGCGGTTCAGGTAGCCGACCAAGACCAACACAACAGACAGGAAGACCAAGACCCGGCACCGTTCGCATACCATCAAGACGAGGGCGTTAACGGTTATGGCAAAGATTAAATCAAGCACAGCCAAGGGCAAGAAATGGACGGTCGTGATAGGTGGCAAAACTTATCATGCTGGAGATGAAAATGCCAAAGTCAGTCCGGGTACACCTCGTGGTGATGCCTATTGCGCTCGTAGTGCTGAGATAAAAAACGCTGGCGTACCGAATAGAATCGCACGTCAGATGTGGGGTTGTGTAGGTAAAAAATCGGTAAAGAGTAAAGCAAAAAAAATAGGAGATACACTATGAAAAACAAACAGAATCAGACCATCACTTTCGGTAACATGGAGAACCCTACACCGAAGTGGGCAAAAAAAATCCGTAACACTGCGCTCAAGATTGGCGGTGCATTGGTTGTGGTAGGTGGTGCAATTGCAACTCTGCCATTATCTATACCTGCAACCGTTGTAGCGATTGCAACAAATGCGGTCGTTTATGGCACGGTAATTACTACCCTTGTTGGGGCAGTATCGCAAGCGTTTGGAATTAAAGAAGACGAAGAAATTAAAAAAGGAGAATAATATGAAAAATGGTTACAAAAAATCATCTGCAAAACCTGTACGCAAGGCTCTCAAGGGTAAGCGTAAAGTTAGCAAGTAAACCGATGGAATTAAGTCTTATTCGTGATATATTCGCACCTCAGCGGACGTTGGGTGTGCTGTATGTGGATGGCATAAAAGAGTGCTATATCTGCGAAGATATGGTACGTCCAAAGGGTGAGAAGATTTACGGGCAGACCGCAATTCCAGAGGGCAGGTACGAGATAAAGATTACCATGTCGAATCGGTTTAAGCGTGAATTGCCTATACTTTTGAACGTGCCGAATTTCGAAGGTATCCGCATACATTCAGGCAATCATGAAGGACACACTGAGGGTTGTTTATTGCCCGGCAAGACTCGCAATGCTTCGGGTGTGTTTAGTTCGGTTATTGCTACGAATAATTTAATCTTAAAAATTCGTACAGCATTGCAATCGGGCAGAAAGGTATTCATCACAATTAAGAATGAACCTAACGCCTGACCAATATAAGCAAGCGATGGCAAGTGCTGTAAAGGTGGTTGAAGCCAATGTAGGCAAGATTATGCTTAATGGTGCGAATTTGGGCAGTGCGCTTATGCAGAGGCGTGTATTTAATAAGGGTATTGCTACTTCGGGCAAAAAGATGATGTACCGCTCAGCACCATACAAGCGATTGAGGGTCGATGCAAAACTTCAAATTGCACATAAAGATTTAATCTTTACGGGTAATTTATTCAATTCACTTACGATATTAGGCAAATCAAATAAAGAGGTGAGTTACGGGTTCAATAATTCCGAAACCGCTACGATTGCGAATTATCAAGAAACGAGTAGTAAGCAAGTCAATCAGCCTATATTTGATTTAAGCAAAAAAGAAATAGCGCAAGTTGAGCGAGCGATGGCGAAGGATGTTGCAAGGATGGTGGTTTCCGCTATTGAGAATTATCCGAATATGCCAACACTATCTGAGTCGATTCAAATGGATGCACCTGCGCCAAAGACAGCAACAAAGGCGAAGGGTAAGAAAAAGGGTAAATTATCACCAAGCCAAACTCGTGCGCAAAATATTAGAAAAGGCACGCACAAACCAAAGAAACGCAAGAAGTCATGACATCAGAACTTAAACAAGTAATACAACGCATCAGGGCGCACATTGAACAATACAATGTAATATGCCCGCTCGGATTTGATGGCGCATTTCGTGACCCAGAAGCGAATCAAATCTACCTGCGTAAATTCAATGATAATGATATTGAGCAATTCGGGATGGCAGATAATTTAGGTAATTTCTTCTACCTAAGATTTGCCGAAACCGAACGGGCAACATTTAGCGATGCACCTCGTGTGGCTTCGTGTAGAGATAGTGTAACCATGTCAATTGATATGCGGGCAATATTCATTTATGAAGCAAATGACCAATTCGAAGTTGGTGATTATCTTATGAATGTGATGCAGGGCGTTGAAATTATGCCGTTTCAAAACATGTCAAATTTTGCGCTAAACTTCAACAGCATTGATTACGATTATTTCAATTGGAACGATGAAGATACGGGCGGTATAATATTACATTATATGCCTTACATCAAATCCTGTGCGATTGATTTTACCGTAAATTTCAGACGAGATTTAGATATTTGTAGAAATCCACCTAACTTAGTACCATGAACACTTTCAGCACCTTAAATCTGGGCAATTTCCCTGCGAATACGGCAAGTATTGTCGTAACGGGTATGACATACCCAACTTCGGGCACTTACTTCGTAGAAGCCCTCGTAGATGGCAAATTTCGCACCGCTTCAGGCGTGGTTGTCGCAGGTAACACCGTAACGATTGCGAACAACTACCCTTCGGACGCAACCGTATTTTTTCGGGTTCGCTTGCCCGTAGCCGACCGCACGAGTTCAAGTAATTACCTGAACGATGCGAACGGTCATATTTGGTTTCAATTTACTAACGTACCTGTATGATTTTAGATTACACATTAGCGATTCTCGTGCTATCCTTTACGGGTGCGTCATGGTCGTATTTTTTGGAATACCTGTTTATGCCATCGCAATTGTTGGCTGGGTACGGCTTGTGGATTAATCAGTGGGCAGGTAATGCACCTTTGAAGGATTTGCATAAAGCAGACTATACCGCAGAAGGCAAAGGTTACAAAAATGCACGCTGGTGGGCATTTCCGCTCGGTGCTTGTACGATGTGCATGAATGCGTATGTAACACTGGTAATTAGCGTAATTGCCTTGTTATGGCTCGGATTGACTTTGTGGCTACTAATACCGATTCTGTCAATCAGTTCGTATTGGTTGCGGAAAGTAATGAGTTAATCGTTTCTATCTCACCCTTAAACTTTGCAATCATAGCCGTATGCTCAGCCTTAGATTTACATATCTTCGGCTTGCGGGTGTACAAATCTAATCCGTGTTCGGCAAAGTATAGCCACCGTTCAAGTTGATGGCGTGTGAATTTGGTGAAGTCAGGCATGGTTATTTAAGGTTTCAAAATTACATCTCTTACATACTTCCCACAACTGGGGCAGTGATTGACTCGGTACATGACTTGAGTACAATTACCCCAAATATACGGCATACATCGGCTTCCATCTCCGAGTAGATGCCAGTGTACCCGCATCTTTTCGAGGACGCCACAGCAAACGGGTTCTTTCTTTTTAGGCATGGTTAATTCCCTCCAATTCCTTCGCTTTCCTTTCATACCATAGTGCTTTCTGAATGTCCTGTGTTATATCATCCTTATGCCCTGCACGCATCCTGTACTTGAATGCATTGAGCAGGCAGAAGTTAATAACGGCATCACGTCCGTATATTGCCAGCATCATATCAATTACCTCGATTGGGTGCTGATTGAAGTGGGTCGGGTGGTTTACGTTGTTTTGCATATCATACCTCCGCTTCGCTGTTATTGGGGCAAACCTGCTCAACATGATTTACCTCGAAGTTAATCCCATTCCCAGTGCTTACCACCCGCATCTCATGTATCTTCGCACCCTTGCGGGGCAGATAGCCTACGGGGTCAATCTCATTCCCATGTGTCGCTACCATTCGGTACAATAGGGTCTTGAGGTGCTTGTTCTCTTCGTGGGTTGCCTCGTAATCTGATATCAGTGCATCGAGGTCTTTACGGAGTTTGGTGGTGTTCATGGTTATTCAATCCATTCTCCCTCTGACAATCCGCCCAGAGGGTTGGCGGTTAAAATCAAGATACACTAAACGTCTTACCTGTTGCTGTTTCGCAGTAATATCTGCCTATTAATCCATTTCTGTAATGAAAATCATGTGCAACAGATATAGCGTGATGGTCTGAAATTGCATTTAGCGTAAACTCGTGAATTTTTATTCCACCTGCTATTTTAAACATGATAAATGTCGTTGATTCCATACTATTCCAACTCAATTACAAAGTTCAATTTATTCTGATTTGCCATAAATATCATCATAATATTCACGTGCTTGAAAATAGGGTATGCCATTCAAAACTTGCTCAGAGTAACCATCTGCAAATTCAATTATCTGCTCCCGTTCTATCTCCCGTGCCTCCTCAAACAATTCAGCAAACTTCGGGCTCATGGGTTCGGATAAGTTCGATTGTATCTTCTCTTGAAGCCAATCTACTGCGGTGGTTTTTGGTGTGTTCATATCAATTCGGTTTAACTCTCAATGACTGCTTCCAATCGAGGTCGGAGGGTAGGGTGAATGGGGATGTTAACCCTTCTAAATACCTTTCATTTCCGTATAGCTTCACGCCATACCAATGACCATTCCCTTCAAAATCAAATGCATGAATATAAGCCCACTCAGGTGCTTTACTCCAATCGGGTTGATACGGGTCAGGTACAGCGGTCACAATCTCATGTGTTGTTACCTTGTATTGGATTGGGCGAATGGGGCGGTAGTCACTCTGCATGACTACTGGTGGGTCAATAATAGATTGCCATATATGCCCTAATGGATTCATTTTGCTTGGGTTCTCCACCTTAACCCACTTCTCCGCATCTGCTTCCTGACAGAACTCGTACCCATCGGGTAGGAGGTGGGTGTAGTCGGGTGCATTCGATATTGCTTCGGGTCGCATCATTAGCGTGGATTTCCAGTAGTCGGTGGGTAGTAGGTGGGCGTTGGTGGCTT